GATCGGTTGCGGGACTCTGATGGCGGACTGGGCGGAATGGATCGCGCCCTGGTTAAGCGACGAGGCTAAGCCGTGAACTGAACAAGCCGCCCGGCAAGAGGCGGCGCTGACAAGCCGATCTCACCTTTCGGAATTGGAACGCGAGAAGGAAGAAACGACGGCCCGCGCAAGCGAGGGAGGCGAACGCATGGGCGAACTGCTCGATCGCCTGCACCACGAGCACACCGAACGCCGCCGCCGATGGTTTGCGCCGCCGGCGCCGGAAGGCGAACCGCCGCCGCCCAAACCGGAACAGCCGATGCAAACAGCGCCTGAGCCCATCGATCTTGAACTCTATCGGCTGGTGCAGCGCGCGGAACAAATCGCGGCGGGCGCAGGCGTCGAAAGCCTTGCGCCGCGTCCGACCTGCAAACTGATCCGCGCCATCGTTGCGGGCTTCTACCGCCTGCCGGTGACCGAATTGCTGGCGCAGCGGCGCGACCGCGCGGTGGTCTGGCCGCGTCACGTCGCGATCTATCTCTGCTGCACCATGACGACCCACTCGCTGCCGCATATCGGGCGCGCCTTCGGCGGGCGCGACCACACCACCGTGCTGCACGCCCGGCGCAGGATCGCTCAGCTGCGCGAGACCGACGCGCGGCTGCGCGACGAGCTGGCGCTGTTGGCGATGCGGATCGAGGAAGCGAGCGGCTGGCGCGAGGAGGGGACGTGACGACCGCGCCCACCCGACCGGTTTTGAGATGGCACGGCGGAAAATGGAAACTCGCTCCTTGGATCATTGCGCATTTCCCGCCGCACCGCGTGTACGTCGAGCCGTTCGGCGGGGCGGCGAGCGTGCTTCTGCGCAAGGAGCGCAGTTTCGCTGAGCTCTGGAACGATCTCGACGATGAGGCCGTCAATCTGTTTTGCATCTTGCGCGACGTCGGCCGTTCGGCGCGGTTGCTGGAAGCGTTGCGATTGACACCTTTCGCCCGGCGTGAATTCGAGCTCGCATATCAGACGACGGACGACGCGATCGAGCGCGCGCGGCGATTGATCATTCGTTCGTTTATGGGCATTGGCTCGGTAAGCAACGTCGCGCTTGCCGGGGCGACAGGCTTCCGCAACAACACCACTCGAAGCGCTAGATCACCGTTCAGCACGATCCCTTCGCACGATTGGGCGCGCTACCCCGACGCCCTGCAAAGAGCGATCGTGCGCCTCGACGGCGTGTGCATCGAGAACCGCGACGCCATCGAGCTGATGCGCCAGCACGACGGCGATGATGTGCTGTTCTATTGCGATCCGCCCTACATGCCCGAAACGCGCAGCCGCATAGGAAACCGCAAGGGCAACGGATACGTCGCCTACACGCATGAGATCGATCGGGCAGGACACGTCCGCTTGCTTGACACGCTGCGGCTGCTCGACGGCATGGTAGCGCTCTCAGGCTATCCGTCGCCCGATTACGACGAGCTGCTGCCCGGGTGGCGGCGCAGCGAGACGCAAGCGTATGCCGATGGGGCGAGGCCGCGCACCGAATGCCTGTGGCTCAACCGCCAAGCCTACGAAGCGCTCGATGCGATGCGCGCGCCATTGTTCGCAGGCCTGGCCGAGGAGGGCGCGCCATGACCGCGCCCGACGCCTTTGCCGGCCTGCCGCGCAACCATTTCGGCGCGATCCTCGCCGACCCGCCGTGGCGATTCCGCACATGGGATAACCGCGAGGCAATCCGGCGGCGCGGCGCCGGAACGAACGTCTCGGCCGCCACACACTACAACACAATGCCTATTGACGACTTGCGCGGGCTGCCGGTTGCCAGCTTGGCGGCCGACGATTGTGCGTTGTTCCTTTGGGTGACGTGGCCGAACCTAGAAGATGCCATATCGCTCCTCAGCGCGTGGGGATTCGCTTACAAAACATGTGCGTTCGATTGGACGAAAGCCCATGCCGGACAAATCGAATTATTCGAGCGGTCGATTCCCGCATCTATGGGCATGGGCTACTGGACCCGCGCCAATACCGAACCATGCTTGCTCGCCACCCGCGGCAAGCCCAAGCGCCTTAACGCCGATGTGCGACAAGCGATAATTGAGCCGGGGCGCGAGCATTCCCGCAAGCCCGACTGCGTGCATGAGCGGATCGAACGGCTAGTCGCTGGGCCTTACCTCGAATTATTCGCGCGGCAGGAGCGGCGGGGTTGGACGGTCTGGGGCAACGACACGAGGCGCTTCAATGTCGCCTGACGATCCCGCCGGCCTTGCCGATCAGCACCGCGAGGCATTGGCCGCCATGGTCGAGGCTGTTAACAGCTCCGACGCACAGCTGTCGGCAACTGCGGCGATTGGTGCGCCGCCTTTTCTTTCCGAGGCCCGGCGATGATCGCGCCTCACCCAAAATACCCCAGAGGCGTCTGGTACGGCTCGCAAGGCCCCCAGCGGTCCGTTATAGGGCGGACCCTCCGATTTCTGCGCCGATGTAGTTGCGCTGCCTTGGGCATCAACGCCGGTTGCGGTCGATCGGGTGAAGCGGAGCACAGCTCGCGCCTCGTTCCCATTCTCAGTTCTCGCGGCGGCGTCACGCTCGCCTGGTGCAACTGCGGCTGGGCGAGCGACCCTAGGAGCGAGGGGCTGCGCGGCTTAACCGACGCGGTGTTTTCCGCGAGCGCGGCGCACGATCTCGACCCGGATCCCCGCCTGCGCGGGGACGCGGCGATGGCGCAGAGCGAGGCCACATGATTGTGTCGCCCTGCCGTCGTCTCAGCACTCGGGTTGGCGGTCACGGGGCGCCGGCCGTTTCCACGGTCCATCATTGCCGGCCCAATCTTGCACGTCGAGCGAGGTTCCCATGAACCAGCAATACAGCGGGTAAGGATGCAATTGATCGAGCCGATCAACCAGCTTCAGCCGAAACAGACGCGATACGCCATGACCCAGCCAAAAGAGCGCCCAACTGACGATCCAGCCGATGGCTCGTTTCATGGCTATTTCGCCTTACGCCGCTTGGCCGGGATGGGGCCCGCCGGCGCCGCGCGGGCGAGCGTTGCGCCCATGCGCGTCTGCCAGCCGGGGCCGGAGGCGCGGTACCAATCGAGCACGCGCCGCGGCAGCCGCAGCGTCACCTGCACCTTGCGCTCGGCTTCCGCCACCGGCGGCCGGCCGCCGCGCCGCAGCTTGCGCATCAGCGCGAACTCGGCATCGGTGAGCGGCGGATTATCGGGATCGGCCTTCGCCGCCGCCGTGATCTCGGCGTCGGTCATCGCATCGAGCCGCCGCTTTTCCGCGCGCGTCAATTTGAACTTGCGCGCCTCTTCAAGCGTCATGCGAACCGTCGGCATAAGCGAGCTATTCGGTCTGTTCCAGCTTGCGCACGCGCTCGGACAGGGAGGCCAAGCCGTCGCGCATCTGCACCATGCCGCGCTCGAGGCGCAGCACCATGCCGGTCAGCACAGTGATGTCGGCTTTTATGTCGGCGATATCGGCGCGCACCGCCGCCAAGTCGGCCTGGATACGCTCCAGCCGTTCGCCGATGAATTCCAGGGTCACTTCAGCCATACCCGTTTATGTAACGACAAAAACCAGCCGCGTCAAGGGGCATCCGCATGACCGCGCCGCCGCGCCTGCCGCGCGTCTACGTGATCCGCGTGCTGGCGGCCGACGAGCGCGCGGGGCTGCACGCCCTGCGGCGGCTGCTCAAGCGGCTGCTGCGCGACTGCGGCCTGCGCTGCATCGGCATCCGGGAGGAGAGGCCGTGAGCGCTATCGGCGACGACGATCGCCCGATCTTTATTCATACGGTCGCATTCTTGGAGGCGACGCGCGATTGCAGTGCATTGGAATTTGGCGCTTTTTTCCGTCTGATGATGCACCGGCATCGTCATGGTTCATTGCCCGATAGCGATGCCGAGCTCGCCCAGATTATCGGCGTCACAGCCAAAGAATGGGCCGCCATCCGCGTCAACGTCAAAGCGTTGCTCAACACGGCCCACCTGTTCATGCGCAACCACGATCCGGACGATCGGCCATGACGCACGCGCCGCACACGATGCAATGGCACTGGGGCGACTACTGGCGCGATACGCTGCACCTGACGCACATCGAGCGTTCGGCGTATCAATTCTTGCTCGGGTATGCGTGGGTGCATGGCGGCAATATCCCGGACGATGACCGGCAACTGATGGCAATCTGCCACCTCCACCATAAGCAGTGGAAAGCCAGCCGGGACAAGCTGCGTGCGCTGTTCATGCCGGACGCCAGCATCCCCCCCATGCTTTCCCACAAGCGGATCGGCAAGGAATTGGCTAACTCATTGAAATATCACGAGCGGCAGTCTACCGCGGTAAAGGCTCGGTATTACCGTGGTAGTACCAAGCCTCTACCTACCTTACTCCATACTCCAGACTCTCAAGATGTATCTTCCTCCAAGAAGGAAGATACATCTCTCGCGTCTTCGCGCGCGCGCGAGGAAAAATTCGATCAGGAAGAAAGCTTCCAGCGCTTCTGGCAGAGCTACCCGGAACGCGAGGGCGGCAACAGCGAGCAAGCGGCTCGCGAGTCCTTCGGCCAAGCAGTCGAGGACGGGGTTGACCCGCAAGCCATCGTCGACGGCGCCAAGGGCTATGCCGAGGCGCAGGCCAGGCTCGGCAATGTCGGCACGCGCTACATCGCCAGCGCCGCCCGCTGGCTCGACGACAAGCGCTGGACGGAAACGCAGCCGAGCCAACCGACGATGACTCTGGAAGAGCAGGACGCCTTCATGGCCGGCAAGGGCTATGCCTGGGACGGCAAGCAATGGCGACCGACCAACGGCGGCAAGGGGGCTTAGGCTATGATCTCGCTCAACCAGCAGATCGAGGAAGTCGAAAGAGAATTATCGCTGCGCCGGCGCGTCTACGCTAGCCAAGTGGCAAGCGGAAAAATGCGCCAGTCGGTGGCCGAATTGCACATGCAGCGCATGCAAGCCGTGCTCGAAACGCTCAACCGCCTGCGCGAGGAGGCCGAACAGGAGCAGCCGCCATGACTGAGTGAGCCGTTGTTCGTGAGAGAACCGAAGTTCCAGAGCGAGCCGCAGACTTCGAGAGGACCGTCGGTGATGAGTGAGCCATCGCAGGCGAGAGCACCGTCAAGAGCGAGCGAGCCGGTTGATCAGAGTGAACCGTTCGAAGTGAGCGAGCCGTATGTGCTGAGAGAACCGACATGTGGGAGCGGCCATGACCTATCTCGACCAGGAAGCCGTGCAGCGTCTGTCGAAAGACCTGCGCGAGGCGGCGCGCACGCTGTCCGACCAGGAGGTTCGCTTCCTGGTCGACGGCTACTACTCGATGCAGAAACAGCGCATCGTGCAGGACAACCGCCGCCGCGCCATGGCGGACGAGCCGCATGCCGTGCTCGACTGGTTTTCCAGCAACGCCATGTTCATGGAGAACCAGGTCAAGGCGGCGCTCGACCGCTACTCGAGCGCGCATCCGATGGGCGCATGGACGCGCGGCATCGTCGGCATCGGCCCGGTGATCGCGGCCGGCCTGCTGGCGCATATCGACATCAAGGCCGCGCCGACGGTCGGCCACATCTGGCGCTTCGCCGGCCTCGATCCGACGCTGAAATGGGGCAAGGGCCAGAAGCGGCCATACAACGCCGGCTTGAAGGTCTTGTGCTGGAAGCTGGGCGAGAGCTTCAAGAAATTCTCCGGGCACGAGGGCTGCGTCTATGGCCACCTTTACCTGCAGCGCAAGCGGTACGAGATCGCGCGCGATCAGCGCGGCGAGCATGCGGAGCTGTGCAAGTCCGATCTCGCGGCGCGCGGGCCGCGGATGACGGCGGAGCAGCGCGCGCACTACGAGCGCGGGCGCCTGCCGCCCGGCCGGCTCGACCTGCGGGCGACGCGCTATGCGGTCAAGCAGTTCTTGTCCGATCTACATGGCGAGTGGTATCGCCACGAGTACGGCAGGGAGCCGCCGCTGCCGTATCCGATCGCCATTCTCGGCCACGCGCATGTGCGCAGGCCGTGAAGGCCGGGGGGTTTGAGAGGACCGAACAGCGCGAGCGAGCCGAACCTCTAGAGCGCACCGTGAAGTGAAAGCGAGCCGATATTCGCGAGAGAACCGTCAAGCTAGAGCGAGCCGCCATTCGCGAGAGAACCGTCAAGCTAGAGCGAGCCGCCATTCGCGAGAGAACCGTCAAGCTAGAGCGAGCCGCCCGTCGTGAGAGAACCGTCGAGCTAGAGCGAGCCGAGACGAGTGAGAGAACCGAGATAACTGAGCGAGCCGGTGCTACAGAGCGAACTGTTGCAAAGGAGCGAGCCGTCAACCGCGAGAGAACCGTGTTGAGAGAGCGAGCCGAAACCACTGAGAGTACCGAATCGTCGGAGCGAGCCTAGCGGTCGGAGAGAACGGTGTAACGAGAGCGAGCCGTTGCAGGCAAGAGAACCGACATGCCGGAGCGAGCCGTTCCTGGAGAGTGAACCGGACGACGGGAGCGAGCCGTGCGACTTGAGAGAACCGCATTGCCGGAGCGAGCCGTTCCTGGAGAGAGAACCGACCTGCCGGAGCGATCCGCATGAGCAAGCCGCAAGCCCTCCCCGACCGCCGCGCATCGCCGCCCTACAACGCCGACGTCGCCACGATCGAGGCCGACGATCCCTACGAGCCGGGCGGGCGCATCCTTGCGCTCGCCTCGCTGCGCGACGATCCGCTCGGCCGGCTGTTCCGCCGCGGCCACATCGACCAGGCGCAATACGCCGCCGGCCGGCATGTGCAGGAACTGTTCGAGCTCGCCGATATCGGCCGCGTCGGCGCGGTCGACACCACGCAGACGCCGGTCGACGGCGGCGCCGTGGCGGTCTCCACGATCGGCGACCGGGTATGCTGGGCAATGGCCGAGTTGCGCAAGCTGCGCGCCGAGATCGGGCCGCGCCGGTTCTTCCTGCTGCGCGACGTGCTCGCCGAGCGGATGTTCCTCTACCAGGCCGGCGTCAGGCGCGGCTACGCGAGCGAGCGGCAGCTCAAGGTGTTCGCCGAGCAGTTCCGGCTGGCGCTGGAGCTCGCAGCTATTGCGCTCGGCTACGCCTCGATTGCACCAATGGATTTTTCATGACCGGCCTCGAACGCCGCGGCGCCCGCGTGCTGCTCATCGCCGCCGCGCTCGCGCTCATCGCCCTGCTGCTGAGCCTGTGGGCCACCGCTTGACGGCGTCGGGTAAGTGGAGGTAAAAACGCCAAGATGCAGTTCTATGGCCCTCGCGTTTCCGCGGGGGTTTTTTGTTTCCCGGCGCAACCGCCCTTGCTAGCCGGGGAACAGCGGGCCGGACGGAAAACCCCTTCCCCACACGCGCCCGTCCGGCTCGCTCGGCAATGGTGTCAGGAAGCCATAGGAAGTCCGCCATGCCCGTCAAATCCAAGGCCCAGCTGCGCGCCATGCAGGCCGCCGCCCACGGCCGCTCCACGCTGGGCATCCCCAAATCCGTCGGCAAGGAATTCACCGCCCACAAGCCGCCGGCGCGCCTGCCTGAGCGCAAAGGCAGCGCAAAAGGTCGGGGCAAGTGAGCCGGTGGATGCGATCAATATCCTCATGTGGCTCGCCGTCGCCGCCGTCCTCGCTACCATCGCCGCTGCCATCGCCTATCTGCTCAGATAGATAAGTTTGATCGGTTAGAAGGAGCGGCCCCATGGCCCTCGGTCGAAAAACCGGCGGGCGGCAAAAAGGCACCGGCAACAAACCAAGGATCATCGCTGCAACCGAGGAAGCAATCGAGGCCGCGCAAGCCTCGGCAGGCCTGCTGCCGATCGATTACATGCTTCTGGTGATGCGCGATCCCATGGCGGCCGTGCGGCGTCGCGACGACATGGCGAAGTCGGCCGCGCCCTATCTGCACCCCCGCCTCGCCACGATCGATCACCGCGGCAACAACGGCGGCGGCATCCACCTCGAAGTCAAGCAATTCATCATCCACCTCGACGGTCGCGCGCAGACCAATGGCAGCGCATTGATCGAGCACGAGCCGATCGAGGACAGCAGCAGCAACGGCCGTCCCCGCGAAGGCGGGGATCGCAACGGCGGCGGCCCGGCGATCAAGCGTTACGATGAATGACCAGCCGGCCAAGACGCTCACGCTGCCCAACGAGTGGGATCCGCGCAGCTACCAGCTGCCGGCATGGTGCTATTTGCAGAACGGCGGCAAGCGCGCGGTGCTGGTGTGGCATCGTCGCGCCGGCAAGGACAGCATGACGCTGAATTGGACCGCCGTGTCGGCGGCGCAGCGCGTCGGGCTCTACTGGCACATGGCGCCGACGCAACGTCAGGTGCGCAAGATCGTGTGGGACGGGATCGCATCATCCGGCGTCCGCTTCATCGAGCAGGCGTTCCCGGCCGATTTGCGCGCCAAGACCAACGATCAGGAGATGAAGATCGAGCTCATCAACGGCTCGATCTGGCAATGCGTCGGCTCGGACAACTACGACAACCTGGTGGGCGCCAACCCGGTCGGCGTGGTGTTCTCCGAATACGCGCTCGCCGATCCGACGGCGTGGTCCTACGTGCGGCCGATCCTCGCCGAGAACGGCGGCTGGGCGGTGTTCATCTACACGCCGCGCGGGCGCAATCATGGCGTCGATATCTACAACATGGCGCGGCGCGAGCCGGACTGGTTCGCGCAGCTGCTCACGGTGGAGGACACGCGCGCGATCCCGAGCCACATCGTCGAGCGCGAGCGCAGAGAGATGGCGGACGAGTTCGGCAACGTCGAGGATGCCGGCATCTACATCCGCCAGGAATACTACTGCTCGTTCGATGCGATCATCCGCGGCAGCTACTACGGCGCGCAATTCGCGCAGATGGAGAAGAACGGGCAGCTCACGCGCGTTCCCTACGATGCCGGCCACGCGGTGACGACGGCGTGGGATCTCGGCATCGGCGACGATACCGCGATCTGGTTCGTGCAGCAGGTCGGGCGCGAGGTGCGCGTGATCGACTATTACGCCAACCGCGGTTACGGCCTTGATCACTATGCCAAGGTATTAAAGTCTAAGCCTTACGCATACGACAACCACATCCTGCCGCACGATGCCGAGGCGAGCGAACTGATCACCGGCACGACGCGGGTGAAGGCGCTCGCCGGGCTCGGTATCCGCGGCACGGTGCTGCCGATGTACAAGGTCGACGACGGCATCAATGCGGTGCGGGCGCTGCTCAACAGGTGCGTGTTCGACGCGGAGAAGTGCAAGGACGGGATTTCCGCGCTGCGCCAGTATCAGCGCAAGTGGGACGAGCGGCTGCGCGTGTTCGCGGATCATCCGCTGCATGATTTTTGCTCACACGCTGCCGACGCATTCCGCTATCTCGCGCACGGCCTCAAGACGCCGTCGATCGGCCGCACGCAGCGGCCGCAAGTGGCCGAAGGCTATTCGATCTTTGGATAGGAGGAGCCGATGGGCTTCTTAAGACCGCCGAGCATTCCGGCGCCGATTGCGCCGCCGCCGCCGCCGCGCATCGATGAGGCGCAGATGCGCGCGCGCGAGCGCTACAACACGGCGCGGCGCGGGCAGGCGGCAACGGTGCTCACCAGCGAAAGCGGGCTGCCCAACCTCGGCGGGCTCGGCCCGCGCTCGCAGCTCTACAACGGGCGCGGCGGCGGCATTTCCGGCGGCGTCGGCTGATGGTGGATATTCCCGGCCTCGCCTACTGGCGGGCGCAGCGCGAGCAGGGGATGGTGGGCGATCGTCCAGCGTGGGAGCTGGAGGAGCTGCGCGCGATGATGCAGTTGGTGGGCGGGCAGGAGGCGCGACCGACCGATGTGAGCGGGCAATCGCGTGTGGGAAGGACCGAGGAAGAAGCGGCCTTGCCCGAATTGCCGCACGAGGAAGCAAGCAAGTTGTTCCATCCCTGGCGCAGCCGCAACACGGTGCCGGATTTCAAGAACGAACGGGAATTGGACGAGTGGGTGAACCGGCTCGGCGAAGGGTTTGTTTCGACCTATGACGATGCGCAGGCGGCGATTATCAATCGATATCTGCGCAATCTTCCCGCCGACAAGGATGCGTTCAAGCTGCAACTGGATCCCCGTGCTCCAAACACGAAATGGATTTATATCAGGGCAAACCCCAAGACATCATGATGCATCATGCCTGACGATCGCGCGGGAGAGGTGATCCGCGACCAGGAGCGCATGGCGGCTGATCGCGCGGTCTGGGAAGGCCTGTGGGAGGATGCCGCGCGCCGCGTGCTGCCGCGCCTCGCCGACGTCACCGCCGGCAACTGGCGCACGGTAGCGCAGCGGCGCGACGAACTGATGTTCGACAGTACCGCGCCGATGGCGCTGGAAGTGTTCGCGGCCGCGATGGAGAGCGTATGCTGCCCGCGCTCGCAGAAATGGCATACGTTCCGGGTGCGCGACGAGGCGCTCAACGACCAGCCCGAGGTCGCGCGCTACATGGACGCGCTCGCCGACCAGGTGTTCGCGATGCGCTACCGCCCGGCCGCCAACTTCGCCGGCCAGATGGCGGAAGTGTTCATGGAGATGGGCGTGTTCGGCCCGGGCTGCCTGCTGGTCGACGAGGTGCCCGGCGTCGGCACGCGCTACGAGGCGATCGACGTGGTCGAGATGTATCTCGCCGAGAACGCGGTCGGGCAGATCGACAAGGTGCATCGCAAGTTCAAATACACGGCCAGGCAGGCGGTGCAGGCCTACGGCGAGAACTGTCCCGACGAGATCAAGACGCGCGCCGAGCGCGAGCCCGAGCACGAGTTCGAGTTCATCCACTGCGTCAAGCCGAATGCCGAGATCAAGCGCGGCATGCGCAACTATCGGGGGATGCCGTTCGCTTCCTACCATGTGAGCATTACCGGGCAGCAGATCGTGCAGGAGGGCGGCTACCGCACGATGCCGTACTGCGTCGGGCGCTATCAGACGACGCCGCGCGAGGTGTACGGACGCTCGCCGGCGATCAACGTGCTGGCCTCGATCAAGATGATCAACGAGATGGCGAAGACCGTCATCAAGGGGGCGCAGCTCTCGGTGTCGCCGCCGCTCTTGCTGCCGGACGCCGACACGATCCGCGCGTTCCAGGTGCGCCCCGATGCGCTCAACTACGGCGGGGTCGACGAGCAGGGCCGCGCGCTGGTGCAGCCGCTGCAATTGAAGGGAGAATTCCAGGTCGCATTCGAGGTGATGCAGCAGGTGCGCGAGGCGATCAACCGCGCGTTCTTCGTCACTGTGTTCCAGATCCTGATCGACAATCCGCAGATGACGGCGACCGAGGTGCTGATGCGGGCGCAGGAGAAGGGCATCCTGCTCTCGCCGGTGGCGGGCCGCATCCAGGCCGAGATCCTCGATCCGGTGATCCAGCGCGAGCTCGACATCATCACGGCGGCCAATGCCGCGCCGCAGCCGCCGGAAATCCTGCTCGAAAGCGGCGGGCTGGAAATCCAGTACGAGACGCCGCTGACGCGGGCGCAGCGGGCGGGCGACGCCTTGGCGCTACAGCGCACGTTCGAGGGCATCGCGCCATTGGCGCAGATCAACCCGGAAGTGATGGCCCGGTTCAACGCCGACGAGGTCTTGAACATGCTCGCCGACGCGCACGGGCTGCCGCCGAAGACGCTGCGCTCGCCGGCCGAGATGGAGGCGCTGGCCCAGCAGGCGGCGCTGATGCAGATCGCGCAGGCGGTGCCGGCAGGGGCGACGGCGGCGCGCGACATCGCCCAGGCCGGCAAGCTCTCGGCGGAAACGATGCAGATCGCGCAGGGCGGCTAGTGCTCGACTTCGTGCGCTCGCGCTGGCGGCTCAAGTCGTGCTGGCGTTCGATCCTGGTGGGCGACCGGGGCGAGCTGACGCCGCCGGCGGCGATCGTCATGGCCGACCTGCGGCGGTTCTGCTGCGTCGACCGCACCACGGCGATCGACGGGACCAATGCGGCGCTGGAGATGGCGGCGCTTGAGGGGCGGCGGCAGGTCTGGCTGCATGTGATGAACCGGCTCAAGCCGGACGCCGAGTTGCGGCGGCTGATTGAAACCGCCGAGCCGGAGCGAGAGGAAGTCTGACATGGCGGAAGCGACGGCAACACCCGCAGCCACACCGGCTGCAGGAACGGGAGCGGCTGCGCCAACGACACCGTCGGCGCTGCTCACGAGCGGCGGCGCGCCGTCGGCGGCGGCGCCCAGCGCCACGGCGAGCGGATCGCCGATGGTCACAACGGCACCGGAGGGCGCCTGGTATGGCAAGCTCGGCATCCAGGACGCCGACACGCTGACATGGCTCGGCGCGAAGAATTTCGCCGATGCGCCGACCGCAATGGCGTCCTACCGCAACCTCGAACGGCTGCTCGGCAGCGAGGAGCGCGTGATCGTGCCGTCGAACGCGGACGACGTGGCGGGCTGGGACACGCTCTACAACCGGCTCGGGCGGCCGGAGCAGGCGGACGGCTACGGCTTCTCGGCGATCGAGGGCGCCGACAAGGGCTTCACGGCCTGGGCCGAGACGGCGTTCCACGAGGCGGGCTTGTCGAAGCGGCAGGCCGAGCGGCTGGCGCAGCAATACCAGAGCTACGCCGTCGAGCAGCAGCGCGCCGCGCAGGAGGTGTTCGAGGCGCAAGCGGGGCAGGAATGGTCCGAGTTCGAGCGCCGGCAGGGGCAGGCCTACGAGCGCTCGATGACGATGATGAAGCGGGTGCTCGACCATGACGGCCTCTCCGACGCAGAGCGGTTCGCGATCGAGCGCGCGCTCGGCACCAAACGGTTCCTGGAAATTCTGCACAAGCGCGCGCATGAGGTGGCGGAGGACACCTTCCCGAACAATCCACAGCGGGCGCACATGCTGATGACCGCGGAAGCGGCGAAGGCGAAGATCAAGGAGCTGACGACCAGCCGCGAGTGGACGACGCGCTATCTCTCCGACGATCCGCGCGTGCGCGCGCCTGCGATCGAGGAGATGCAGCGGCTGCAGACCATCGCCGGCGGCGGCGCGGGCTAGCATGAGCAAGACGCGGCTCGCGCTGCTGACGCTGGTTTATCGAAGCGACCTCTCGCCCGAGCAGATCATTGCACGGGCGCAAATTCTGGAAGCCTGGGTCGACGATGCGGCGGACAAGCCGGAAGGCCCCGTCGTGTCGTATCGGCGCAAGCGACCACCCAAGCGGACAAGCCGGAAGGCCCCGCTGACATCCGCGGAATAGACGCGGCGAGACGACGGCGCAGCGTAAGGCGCCGAGAACGGGTCCGTGACGACGCGGGCAACCCCCGGACTTGATCCGCGGGTCCGCTAGCTCGGCGGGCAACCCCTTCGACGAACGCAACTCAGTTCATCGGAGGGCAGGAATGTCTGCCAATCTCATCAACAACTATGTCTCGACGTTCTCCACGAACGTCGATCTGCTGCTGCAACAGAAGGGCTCAAAGCTCCGCAACACCGTGATGAACGGTAGCGCGGTCGGCAAGCAGGCCTCGCCGGTCGACCAGATCGGCGCCATTGCAGCAACCCGCGTCTCCTCGCGGTTCGCGCCGATGCCGCGCATCGACGCTCCCACCGACCGGCGCTGGGTGTTCCCCGCCGACTACGACGTCCCGCAGCTGATCGACACGCTCGACATGCTGCGGCTGATCATCGATCCGAAATCGGCCTATACCGAGAACGCGACCTATGCGCTCGGCCGCGCCATGGACGATGAAATCATCGCCGCCTTCTTCGGCGACGCCAAGACCGGGGAAACCGGCGCCACCACAACGTCCTTCCCTGCCGCCAACCAGGTCGCCGTCGACTACGGGGGCGCCAGCAATACCGGCTTGACCATCGCGAAACTGCGCGAGGCCAAGCGGCTCTTGATGACCAACGAGGTCGACGTCGAGGCCGACACGCTCTACGTCGCGATCACGGCGCAGCAGCATGACGACCTGCTCGGCGAGCAGCAGGCGATCTCGCTCGACTACAACACACGGCCGGTGCTGGTGGACGGACGGATCACCTCGTTCATGGGGTTCAACTTCGTCAACACCCAGCGGCTCGGGCTCAATGCCTCTACGTTCCGGCGCGTGCCGGCGTGGGCGAAGTCGGGCATGCATCTCGGCACCTGGCAGGACATCCGGCACTCGGTGTCGACCCGCCACGACCTGCGCAACGAGCCTTACCAACTCTATTCCGTCGCCACCATCGGCGCGACGCGGCTGGAGGAAGGCAAGGTGATCGAAATCATCTGTGCGGAATAAGGAGGCAATCATGGCAGTCGTTACGGTAAAATCCACACAGATCTCGAACCGCGATGCCACGCCGGTGGTCTTGAGCTCCGGCGCGCTCACGGGCGCCAACGTCAAGGAAAGCGTCGGCACCGTCGCCATCGCGTCCGGCGACAGCATCGCCTCAAAGTACCTGATCTGCGAAGTGCCCTCGAATGCCGTCATCAAGCATGTTGGCATCGATGCGCCCGACATCGGCACCACGACGGCCGGCGATCTCGGGCTGTACCAGACCACGCAGAACGGCGGGGCTGCGGCCGACGCCGATCTGTTCTGCTCAGGCTTAGCGCTCGGCTCGGCGGCGATCGTTGCCGCCACCAATCAGATGTACGAGTCTGGCGTCTATACCGTCGCCACCTCGACGCAGGCGGTGTGGCAGAAGCTCGGGCTCGCGTCCGATCCTGGCCGCAACTACGACGTGGTGCTCACGCTCACTGCGGCGGCCGACGCCGCCGGCACGATCGCCGTGTCGGTCAAGTACACGCAGTAAACGTCAAGACGGGCGTAAACGCCCTTTCGTTAACGTCAAGACGGGCGCAACGCCCTTTCGTTAGTGCCAGACTGGGGCGCAGCCGTTTGCGCCCTGATCTTTTTCCTGGGAGCAGGAATATGCCGAGCCGGCACTGGTCGAGCGATGTTCCCTACACCTCGCGCGCCCGCGAAGGGTTCCCGAGCTATGCGCGGCTGCGCGCCGACAACCCGCATGCGGTGACGGCGCCGCAAGTCGGTCTAGGCAACGTCGACAACACCGCGGACGCCGACAAGCCGGTCGGCGACGCCACACAGGCCGCGCTCGATCTCAAAGCCCCGCTCGCCTCGCCGGCGTTCACCGGCGATCCGCAGGCGCCGACGCCGGCCACGGCCGATAACGACACGAGCATCGCGACCACGGCGTTCGTGAAGGCGCAGGGCTATGTGACGGCCGCGCACACGCACGCGCAGTCGGATGTCACCAACCTCGTCGCCGATTTGGCGCTGAAGGCGCCGCTCGCCTCGCCCAACTTCACCGGCTACCTGCGGCTCTCCTCAGTCATCACGCCAGCGGCGCTGACCGCCGACGTGAACAACTGGGCGCCGGACGCAGGCGCCGCCGCTGCGGTCTGGCTGATCAGCGCAACCACGCCGGTGAACATCACCGGCATAGCGCCGGAGGGCGGCAACACTGGGCGCCTCCTCGTCCTGCACAACACCACCTCGACCGCGATCACCCTCAAGAACGATAGCGCCTCCTCCACAAGCACGAACAGGTTCGTCTTCTCTGGCGGAGTGGATGTGGTGCTCGGTGGCGTCCAGACCATCCAGCTGATGAAGATCAACACCCGCTGGCGCGCCCTCGGAGATAAGTTCTGAGATGGCCGTGCGCTACTTCAGCCTGTCGCAGGGAGGCCAGAAAACCGCCGTCGTGGCGGCGGCTTCCGCCCAGGGCGGCAGCGTCGAGATCGCGGTTGACGCCGACGGCATGAGCACGGCCGAGTTCGTGCGGCTTCTCACCGATGTGCGCCAGCATATCGACGAAGGCTACTGGCCCGATGCCCCGGCCACGCTGTGGACGCCGGCCGATCTCGGGGCGGGTCTGCTGGCATGGTGGAACGCCGACGATCTGGGCGAGGGGCCGGCTAGCGCCTGGGCCGACCGCATTGCCGGCAATACGCCCGTGCAGGCGAGCCCGGCCAATCAGCCGGTCGCGGGCTGGGCGTCGTTCAACGGCGTCGGCGGTGTGACGTTCGATGGCGTCGACGACCAGTTGACGCTGGTCGGGACTGGCAGCCTGCCGGTCGGCGCCGTGCCGTGCGAAGTGTGGACGCTAACGCGGCGCACATCCGGGTCGACGATAACCGTTTTCGGATATGGCGGCGCCGCCGCCAGCTTCCGTACCGTGCGGCGCTCGGGCGGCCTGGCGCAGATGCACGACGGCAGCGGCGGTCTTGTCAACGGCGGCTCGTTTGGTGGTTTCGGCATCCTGGGCGCCCGCTTCGATGCCGCGCTGTTCACGTTGCGGCAGAACGGCGCGCAGGCCGGAACGGACGACGCAACGCTCAACACCGACGCGACGCGGCTGCGCATCGGGGCGAACACGGCCACATCGGCGGCAAACCTCTTCGGCGGCATCGTCCGCCATATCCTGGTGACCGACCTTCTCGCGCTCTCCGATCAGGAAAAAATGGAAGGCTGGCTGGCGCACGATGCGCGCCTGCCGAGCCTGCTGCCGCCCACGCATCCATACGCGCATTTCCCGCCGGGGGTTTGACGGTAACGGAGGACAGTCATGGCTCGTTTCTACAAGCTCGCCAAAGGCGGGCAGAAGACCGCGGTGGTGGAGAGCGCCACGGCGACGCTTGCCGGCGCCGGCGTCGAGATCGCGGTCAACTTGACCGGCGGCCTCGACCGCGCCGAGTTCGCCCGGCTGGTCGAGGAGATCAAGAACGCCGCGCTCGAGGATCGGTGGCCGCCGGCTTGATGTCATGCCTGCATCCCGCACGGCCATCGCCAACCGCGCGCTGACCAAGGTCGGCGCGGCGCGCATCATCGATCTGACCGACGACACCCCGGAAGGGCGCGCCGTCAATTCCATGTACGACATTGAGCGGCGCGCGCTGCTGCGCGAGTACGGCTGGAATTTCGCCACCCGGCGCTGCAAGCTCCCCGCGCTCGCCGATCCGCCCGATTGGGGCTATGCGCTGCGCTACCAGCTCCCCGCCGACTTCATCCGCTTGATCTATGTCGGCGAATGGTACGCCTTCCCGGTGCGCCGGCCCTATGTCACGGGCCCGCTGCAACCGTGGCACGTCGAGGGCGGACAGGTGTTCACCGACCAGGGCGCGCCGCTGCCGATCGTCTACATCGCCGACACCGAGGAGGCGCAGGACGCGCTGTTCGACAATGCGCTTGCCTGCAAGCTCGCGGTCGAATTGAACGTGCCGATGACCGAGGGCGGCGCCGACCGGCGCGAGCTGCTGCTGAAGGAATTCGACTACGCCATCAAGCGCGCCAAGCGCGCCGGCGCGATCGAGAACCCGCCGGAGCCTATTCCCGACGATGCCTGGATTTGGGGTCGGCTGTAGATGGCTCGTCAGTATGGGATCTGGACGCAGTTTAACGGTGGAGAATATTCGCCGGCTATTGATGGTCGTGTAGATCAAGAAAAATATTTTACGGGGGCGAAGGTCCTCGAGAACTTCATCCCGACGGTGCCGGGCCCGGCGGTGCGGCGCGGCGGGACCCGCTTCGTCGCCGAGGTGAAGGATCAAAGCAAGCGCACTTGGCTGTCGACGTTCCAGTTCAACGAGGAGCAGAGCTACATCGTCGAATGGGGCGAGAACTATCTGCGCCTGTTCGTCAACCGCGCACCGCTGCTCACCGGCGGCGCGCCGCTCGAAGTGGCGACGCCGTATGCGGAAGCCGACCTGATCGCGGCGGCGGGCACCTTCGCATTGCAGACCGTGCAGTCGGCCGACGTGCTGTTCGTGGTCTCGGTCAAGGGCGACCAGCAGCCGCGGCAATTGCGGCGCATGGGCGCGACCGACTGGACGTTCCCGGTCTACGACAATCTGGAGGGGCCGTTCCACGACCTGCGCAGCGACGAGGCGATCACGCTGGCCGCCTCAGCCGCGACCGGCGCGATCACGCTCACCGCCTCGGCGGCGCTGTTTTCCGACGATGACATCGGCAAGCTGGTCTATCTCGAACCGGAGAACCTCGCCGCCGTCGGCTCCTGGCAACCCGGGCTCGGCGTCGGGGGGGGCGACATCGACGTCGTCCCCAGACGCAACGCCGGCAACATCTACCTGTGCCGAGGGCCGATCACTGGCGCGACCGGCGCGGCGCCGCCGATCCACGATCGCGGCATCGGCAACGACGGCGTCATCGATTGGGAATATCTGCATTCCAACTACGGCATCGTGCAGATCGAAGCCATCGCCTCGGCGACGGTCGCCAATTGCACGGTGCTCAAGCGGCTGCCGGACGAGAGCGCAACCTATGCGCAAGCCGGCGTCGTCGCCAATCCGACCAAGTGGTGGGCGTTCGAGGCCTGGTCGGACGCGGAAGGCTGGCCGACCACGGCCGCGCTCTACAAGGAAAGGCTATTTTTCGGCAAGGGCCGCACCATCTACGCCAGCCAAGTCGGCGACTTCTTCAGCCACAACCGCAAGATCGGACCCGACTTCACGCCGGATGCGGCGATGGTGCTGGCGATGGCGACCGAGAGCGTCGACGAAATCCGCTGGATGATGCCGATCGCCAACGCGCTCGCCGTCGGCACCGCCGGCTCGGAGGTGATCGTCGCCGGCGCGACCGAGAACCAGCCGTTCTCATCGACCAACGCCACCGCCGTGGTGATGACCGGCGTCGGCTCGCAGCGCCTGCAGGCGATCCGCATCGGCAACGTGGCGCTGTTCGTGCAGCGGCACGGCCGCAAGATCCACGAATACCGCTTCGCGCTGGAGGAGGACCGCTACGTCGCGCCCGACCTCACGATCCTCGCTGACCACATGCTCACGAACGGCGTCATCGACTACTGCTACCAGCAGGAGCCGGATTCGATCCTGTGGGTGGCGACGGGGGCAGGCGAATTGCATGCGCTCACCCACAACCGCGACCGCGGCGTGGTCGGCTGGCACCGGCATCCGCTCGGCGGCGACGGCTTCGTCGAAAGTTGCGCGTCCATCCCGCATCCCGACGGGACGCACGACGATCTCTGGCTGATCGTCCGCCGCACCGTCAATGGAACGACCCGGCGCTATATCGAGATCCTGGAACGGCCGCTTCAGCGCGGCGCGTCGAAAGACGATGCCTTCTATGTCGACTGCGGCGTGAGCTACAGCGTGGCGGGCGCGCCGCAGACGGTGTTTTCCGGGCTCGATCATCTCAATGGCGAGACCGTGCATATCCTCGCCGACGGCGCGGTTCTCCCGCCGCAGACCGTGCTCGGCGGGCAGGTGACGCTGAGCGAGCCGGCCGCGCGCAAGGTGCATATCGGGCTTCCCTATGCCTCGCGGCTGCAAACCATGCGGGTCGAGGCCGGCGCTTCCGACGGCACCGCGCAAGGGCGCATCAAGCGGATCGCGAAGGTAGTCTTACGCCTCGACACCACGCTCGGCGGCCGGGTCGGCACGCGCTTCGACCGGCTGTCCGAGATCCTCTACCGGTCGAGCGCCATGGAGATGGACGAGGCGCCCGACCTCTTCACCGGCGACATCCGCATGTCGCTCGACGGCGACTGGAGCCGGGAGGGCCACATCTGCGTGTCGCAGGAGCAGCCGCTGCCGATGACGGTGACGGCGATCGTTCCGCAGGTGTCGACCAATGACGCTTGACATCCGCCCGCTGCTCGCGGTCGGCGAGCTGCAAGCGATCCGGCCGCAGCCGCGGCAGGCGGCGGCGCTCTTGACCACCGGATCGAGCGAAGCCGACTACGCGGCGATGCTTGCGGCCGGGCCCGGCTTCGTCGCCTACGATGCGGCCGGACCGCTCGGCGCGGTCGGCCTCGCCGTGCGCTGGCGCGGCAACGCCGCGGCCTGGGCGCTGCTTTCCGAGCGCGCGATGCATGACCCGGTCGGCGGCGTGATGATCACCGCCATGGCGCGGCGCATGCTCGAGGATGCCGGCTTCGAACGCATCGAATGCCACGTCGAGGAGAGCTGGGAGCGGGCGCACCGCTGGGTCAAGGCGCTCGGCTTTGCGAGCGAAGGGCTGATGCGCAAGTTCGTCGACGGCCGCGATTTTCGGCTTTATGCGCGGGTGAGATAAATGGCGTTCCTTCCTGCCGTGCTGGGCGTTGCCGGCGCCGCGATGTCGGCTTTTGGCTCAATCTATGCCGGCCAGGCGCAGGCCAATGCCGCCAACTACAATGCGCAGGTGCAGGCCCAGCTCGCGCAGCAGCGGCGCGAGGAAGGCGCCGCGCACGCCGAGCAGGCGACGCGCGAGATGCGCCGCAATCTCGGGCTGCAGCGCGCCGCGATCGGCGAGAGCGGGTTTGGCTATTCCGGCTCGCTGTTCGACGTTTCGCAGCAGTCGGCGGCGAACCAGGATCTCGACGTGCTGACGCTCGCGCACGAGGGCAATGTCGCGGCCATCGGCCACCTCAACAACGCGCAGCGCTTGCGCGCGGAGGCGGAGGCGGCGCGCACCGGCGGCTACATCGGCGGCGCGACGCGGCTCTTGTCCGGGCTCGGCAGCTTCGGCTACGGGCGCTCCGGGACCGGCGGCGGCATGTCGAATTTGTGGGTCTAAAGGGCGTTCACGCCCGTCTGGATGCAAATAGCTCATGGCGATCCCGATCCCGTACTTCCAATCGCGCGAACGGGTGCAGGCGGCGTTCCCGGTCGGCCAGGCGACGCCCGACCAGTTCGGCGCCAATATCGGGCGCGAGCTCGCCGGGCTCGGCTCGACGCTGGCCATGCTCGGCGGGCGGTTCCGCGAGCAACAGGAGAAGCAGGCCGACTTCGACGCGCAGATCGCCGAGGATCAGTTCCTGCAGCGCATGCAGGAACGGGAAGCGGAAGCGCGGCAGAACGCCGACCCGACCGGCAAGGGCCACACCACCGGCTTCATGACCACGTTCGGGCAGGAGGGCGAGCAATACATCCGCTCCCTGCCGCCGCCGCTGCAGCAGAAATACCGGGCGCGGCTGGCAAACTTCACCCGGCAATACGCGGCACGCTCGGCCACGTTCGAGCGCGATGCGCGGCTCGGCTACGAAAGCAACGAGCTGGATCGCTATCGCGATGCTGCCGTCGCCGGTCTTGCCGGCAGGCCTGACGATTACGATGCGCAGCTGGCCGAATACGAAAACCGGGTGAACACTTCCGGCCTCGATGCCGGGCGCAAGCACGAGCGGATCGAGGATTTCAAGAAGCGCGCCTACCAATCCCGGCTGCAGGGATTGGTCGACGCCAACCGCTACGATGAAGCGAAGGAGATGGAGCGGCAGCGCGGCGAGGAACTGCGGCGGCGAGAGCGCATTGGACCAGTCTCGCAACAAGACCGCGACCTGATGATCCGCACGGTCATCGGCGAGGCGAGGGGCGAATCCGACGAGGGCCAGGCGGCGGTCGCCAATGTCATCCTGAACCGTGCCGGTTCGGGTCGCCATGGCAAAACCGTGCGCGACGTCGTCATGGCGCCGGGACAGTTCGAGCCGTGGTCGACACGGCGCCAGGAGCTGGAGGCGATCTCGCCGGAGTCGGCGGAATACCGGCGCGCCGCCGCCAATGTCGATCGCGCGCTGGCCGGCGGCGAAGATCCCACCAGGGGGGCGACGCATTTCTATTCGCCGGTGGAGATGGCGCGGCGCGGGCAACCGGCGCCGGCCTGGGCAAGAGGCGAAGGGCAGCGCATCGGCGGGCACGCCTTCTATGCGCCGGAAGGTCCGGTTTCCCGGTTCGGCGGCGGGCCGCGCGCCGTCGGTGGCAGCGACAAACAGTTCACCATGGCCGGTCTGCCGATCCGCTACGTCGCCGACGAAGGCCGCGAGTATGGCCGGGCCGCAACCGCCAATGCGCAGCCGTTCCGCGCCATCGTCGCGCACCATACCGGCAGCGATACGCTGCAAGGATCGATGGCGCCGCTGAAAGGCGACCCGTCCCGCGGCGGCGGCTCGTTCGGCTATCATTTCTATATCGACAAGGACGGCACGGTCTATCAGGGCGTGCCGCTCGACAAGCGCACCAATCACGTCAAGGGACCGGGACAGGCGCAGCGCACGAGCCGGCCTGACATTGCCAACGAGAACGCGATCGGCATCTCGTTCGTCGGCTCCGGCGGTGAGACGCAGGCGCAGAAGGATGCCGCGGCGCGGCTCGCTGCGGGACTGATGCAGAAATACGGCATCGCGCCGGACAATGTCGTCGGGCATGGCGAGATCCAGGGCGACCGGCAGTCCGGCGAAGGACAGGCGCTGGTTGCGGCCGTTCGCAGCGGACGGGGAACGCAGACCGCGCAGGCGGCGACGGGCACGATGACGGATGCCACGAGCCAGACGCGGTCGGCGGCCGAGTCCGTTCTGCCCGGTGTCGGCGTCGTCGACCGGATGATCGCCCAACGCGACGCAAGGCTCGCGACGCAGGCAAATCGCGAGACTGCGGATTACTCGCAGTTCATCCGCGACGGCAACGAGCGTGACCCGGCCAAGGAAGCCGAATTCGTCCAGCGTTACGGCCCGAACGTCGGCAAGCTCGCACAGGAAAGTTTCGACAAGGATGCCGCCTATGGCGCCAAGGTCAAGTCCATCGCCACCGCTACGCCGGAGGAATTGGATACGATCATCAAGGATTACGAGGAACGGAAGAAATCGCCGGAAGACTATCGCATCAACAAGGCGGAACTGGATGCCATCGGCAAGATCATCCAAGATCGTAATGCAACCCTGGTGAAAGACCCGGCAACCTATGCCGCGAGATATTCTCCCGAGGTGCGGCAGTCGGCGCAGACGATGGCGACAGCAGCACGAGCGGCACCGGCCCAGCTGCCAGGATTGTCGCAGGATTATGCCGCCGCAACGCTCGCCGAGCAGGCGCGGCTTGGCGTGCCGCCGGAATTACAGCGCATCGCCACGCCGGAGATGGCCGCAGCCATCGGCAAGCAGTTCGAGGACAATCCGGTCAATGCCGCCAATCTGATGCAAGGCCTGCAGGCGCAATGGGGATCGATGTGGCCGAAGGTGCATGGCGAGATTGCCAAGAACCTGCCCGGCACAGCGGTCGTGATCGGCACCATGAACCAGCCGGATCAGGCGCATGCCGCGCAGCGGCTGGCGCAGCTCTCGAAAATCCCGCTCAAGGAAATGGAGAAGGCCTACAAGGACGAGGAATTGAAAGGCAGAGACGGGTTGCAGCAGACCGTGCTGGAGCGGATGCGCGGCTTCCGCTCGACGCTGGTGAACAATCCCGGCGCGGAAATCACCTTCAATCAGTTCCAGGAAGCAATCTACAAGCTGGCCATGGACAACATGGGCCACGGCGACTCGGTCGAGCGCGCCGCCAGCCGCGCCTATGAGGATGTTATCGGCAAGAAGTTCACCATGGTCGGCATGGCGCGCATCCCCAACGAATACAACAGCGGCCTGATCATGCATGGCGCCGAGCAGGCGCTCACGCAGCTGCTGCCACAGAGCGACATCGATCTGCCGACGGCGACGCCGGGAGGCATGAAACCGGAATACTTCAAGGAGCAATTCGTCCGTTCATTACAGGCCGGTAAAGGCTTTTGGGTCACATCATTCGACCAAACGGGCCTGACACTAATGCAGGAGCCGACCCGCAAGGCGGTGACGATCGATGGGAAGCCGTTCACGGTGTCCTGGGAAAGGCTCCTGCAATTGAGCGCAGGCGCCAACGATACTGCACCGCTTTCCGAACACGAGATTATTTATGGCCTGACGCCGCAAATGCGGAGCATGCCAGCGCCGCCGCCAGTGCCGGAACCGACAGCATCGCCGCCGCCTTCTGTTCCTCCGGCGCAAGGGCTGACCATGCCGGGCGGCATGCCATGACGCTGTTCCTGCCACAAGTTCGCACCGGACCGATCTTCTGGTCGGACGTTCAGGCGCCGATGTCGGACGTGCTGGCCGCGCAGGCCGAGGAAGCCTGGGTGCGCTCGCCGACGCCGTCGATCGGTCGCGCCATCGAATTGCGCAATGCCGCACAGGGCGTGCCGCTCGGCGTCGGCGCCGATACCGGCGAGATCCAGCTTGCGGAACCCTCGCCGATGGTTTCGGCGCAAGACGCGCGCGCGCGCATCAAGGAAGAAGGATTGCAGCTCACCGTTCCCGATACCGGCATCCGCCAGGATCAGCTCGACATCCTGATCGAGCGCAAGTCGAACGAGCGCAGGCGCAAGGACATCATGGCGCGCGGGCCGTCCGGCATCGGCCCGGCGATGGCCAATATCGGTACCGCGCTCGCGGTTTCAGCGATGGACCCGCTCAATGTGGCGACCGCGTTCGTGCCGGTGATCGGGCCGTCACGTTATGCCACGGCATTGGCGCAGGCCGGCGGCGCGGTTGGGCGCGGGCTTGTGCGGGCGCGGGTCGGGGCGGTTGAAGGAGCCGTCGGCGCCGCCATCGTCGAGCCGATCGTCTACGGCGTCGCGCAGCAGGAGCAGGCCGACTATCACCTGGCCGACAGCCTGCTGGCGATTGGCCTCGGCACCGCGCTCGGCGGCGGCCTGCACGTCGGCATAGGCGCGGCGGGAGACGCGATCGCGCGCGGCCTGCCGTGGCAGACGACCAAGCCTGTCGACGCGCCGATCCCGCGCATCCTGGAACAGGTTCCGGCGGAAGCGCGCGAGGCGGCGCTGCGTGTCGGCATCTCGCAAGCGCTGACCGGGCGGGCAATTGATGTTGAGCCGGCGCTGCGTTCGAGTGAGACGCCGATCCGCGGTGGTGAGTTCGAGCAGCCTACGGCGGCAGTGCGTCAAGCCGGGGCAGCCATCGCCGGAGAACCTGCGCCGCCCGCGCGGTCCGAAGTTCCGCTTGCGACTGAAACCGTGCCGCCGCAAACACCGGATACCGTTCGTTTCTATCATGGCGGTGTCGATCCGACGAGCGGCGGTCCGCGCTGGCTGACGCCCGATCCTGCTTATGCGCGCGATTTCCGGACGGGGGGAGGAAAGCCGAACGAGGTTCACTATGTCGATGTTCCGAAAGGGCATCCGGTCGAGGTCGCGGCCCGGCTATGGGATGAGATCGATGAGGCGGGCCAGACCAACATGGTCGGTCGTTACGGCAACATCGAAGCTTCGGAAGACATTGCCAAGCAACTGAAACCATTCGCACCGATGAATGTATCAAAGCTTGCGGTTCGCCAGGCCGTGACCAGCAGTTCGCCTTTCCGTCCGGAGGATGTCGCCGCCGCCGGTGCCAAGAACTTCACGCCCGAGGAGGGTCGTTTGGTCGACATGCAGGCCGTCCGCGCCGGCGACGAAACCGTCAAGGCCGCGCCGGCCAATGACGATGCGGCTGTCATCCAGGAAAGTCTCGCCGACATCATGCAGGACACACAGAACCTCGCCCGCGCGCTCGGCGACGAGGAACTGGTGGCGCGCGAGTTGAAGCCGTTCGACGAGCTGACGGAGACGGCCGACGCCTATGGGCGGGCGGTGCAGGCGGCCGCCAATTGCGGACTGCGGCGGGGCGGCGGATGAGCTACCAGGACTGCATCGACGAGATCAAGCGCGCCGCCGGCCGCGATCTCAGCGACGACGAGCTCGACGACCTGCTGACGGAATTGCAGCGGCGCTCGCGCGAGCGGCAACTGACGGCCTCCGCAGAAGGCTTGGATGAAGCCGCGCTGAAGGCCGCCGACGACTATGCCGCGCAAATGGCCGAGCAGGCGCTGATCGAGAAGCGCAATGCCGCGATCGGCCTGAAGACGCGGCTCGAGGCGATCGACTACATCCGCACGCAATTCGCCGGCAAGGAAGGACTCGGGCTCGAGGCCGTGCTGGTCGGCGTGAATCGGCCGCGGCCGGGAGCACGGGCCTCGGTCGGCGCGGAGCAGACGCAACTCACAAATTACTACCTCGGCGGCTTCATGTCGGACATCGAGGTGGCCGGATTGCGCAAGGAGCTTGCCTCCGGCGCCTTCGACCGCGACATCGCGCGGGCGCTGCGGGCCAAGGAAGACAATATCGACGCGCCGCCAGGCATTCCGGAGGAGGCGGCGCGCATCGCCGACATCGCCTACAAGTGGCAGGAAGCGGTGCGCCAGGACGCCAACAATTCCGGCGCCTGGATCAAGAGGATGCCGGGCTACATCGTGCGGCAGTCGCACGATTCCTACAAGATCATGCGGGCTGGCTATGAGGCCTGGAAGGCCGCCATTCTGCCGAAGCTCGATCCCGACCGCACCTTCGAGGGCCGCGATCCCGAGAAGTTCCTACAGGCGGCCTACAAGCAGTTGTCCGACGGCAATCATCTGAAGACGTCGGATGC